CAGCCCCTTATAAGCCGTATCGGGATTGCCCAGCCGCCAATGCAACTTGAGAGAAAAACGCAGTGTCGTCAGTTCGTTTTGCAAGGCCTGCAGCCGCGGTCGGCCTTTTAAGACCTCATGTTTGGCGAAGTTCGCCGCATGTTCCATCTCCAGCGAAGTAAAGCTGTTTAAAAGCTCAAAGCGTACATCACCTAACATCGCATACATCAATAAGCCCTCCGTTCTTTGTCTTCCATCATACGGCGGAACATTGCTTCAAATTCACGCAAACCGATTTGCAGTGCAGCCTCAATCTGCTGAGGATTACCGCCCGGCGCATTGATGGTCGGGTTGTAATTGATGGTCATCCCACCCGTTGACTGGGAGCTGCGTGCATCCGCAAATGCAGCGCGGCCAGATGATATCCGCGCCGCCATTTGTCCCATATGGTTTGCAAACCCGCTTTTCAGACGACCAGCCGTATTGGCCACCGAAGTGATTGGGCGTGACGCGCCTTTGTCTAAACCTATTTGCAGCCCCTCCATCATCCATCCACCGAAACGGCGGAAAATGCGGCTGGGAGAATGAATGCCCATTACACCGGCAAAAGTTTGCTTGAGAGATGCGGCCTGCTGTGCAAACCAAGTTTTGACCGATTCAATTTTTGATTTGAGACCGTTCCACAGCCCCTGAATGATATTGGCACCAAACTGGGTAAAACTGGACGGCAACTGTACGCCGAACCAAGACATAACAGAGGCAAACGACTGATAAAACAACCCTAATGGCGACCAGTTGATAATCTGCGCTGAGATATTGCCTATGCCGCTATTGAAAAATGCCTTGATGCGTTCCCAACATGTACCGAAAAAAGAGGCTATGGAATTAACTACGCCGCTGATGAAATTACTTAAATCTTGCCACAATGCTTTTGCACCACCGACTACACCATCCCAGTTTTTATAAAGCATATAAGCGGCAACACCAAGAAGTGCTAAAGCAATGCCAATAGGCGACATTAATAAAAACCTACCCAGACTCATCAGACCACTACCTAACAGTGTTGCCGCCGTTTTTACTACACCGAAAATACGGGCCAGCGCACCAATGCCTGATTTAAACCTGATAACGGTGGCAAGCCAGTCAACGCCGAGCAAGGCTTTTGCAAGCCTGAACGACACCATAAATCCGGACAACTCATTCCCGACAAAACGGAACATTAGCCCACCGACCTTCAACGCCGCAAACCCTGCCGCAAGATGCACGAGTGCGGATACAACTTCGGGATTTTTTGATGCCCAATCTGCAAAACTGTTTATGATCGGGCGGATGGTCGTCATCAGCTGATTGAGCGCGGGCAACAATACGCTGCCCGCTGTAATACCGATTTCCGTCAAACTATTTTTAAAGATTTGCCAGTTGTTTGCTGTCGTGGCAGACCTGGCGGCAAACTCTTTATCCATACTGCCGATAAACGCAGGTTTACCGTCTTTTGAGGTTTTTTTGAGTTCATCGATTGATTTCTTATAGGTCTCCAACCCGCCAACCAATACCGCGACATCATCGGCATATTCCAAGCCGAACAAATCAACCAGCGCGCCCATTTGATTTTCTTTCGGCAGTTTTCCGACCTGTTTTAAAAAGTCCATCAACGCCTGCTCGCCGTTTTCTTTGATGGCTTTCTTCAAATCTTTTGATTCTATGCCCATATTTTTCAGGGCTTGTTGGAATTTCGCTCCTTGCTTATCTGCGGTCATTAATTTGGTCAACATGCCGTTAATTGCCGTACCGGCGATTTCAGGCGTTTTGCCTAGACTGATAAACGCATTGGATAAAGAGGTCGTCTGAATTTCAGTCAACCCAAACTGTTTGGCAACGCCACCCACTCGACCTAGCGTATTGATAATATCGCCCGCCTTGGCAGGGCTTGAGTTGGACAAATGATTGACTGCATCGCCCAGTTTGCCGATTTGGTCGATTGGTATCTGATAGACATTGGCAAGTTTCGCCATGCTGTCGCCAGCCTGATCGGCAGCCATATCGAACGCTACCGACATCTTGGCGATGGTCTCTGTGAATTTAGGCAAGTCTTTGCGCGCCACGCCCAGCTGACCGCCTGATGCAGTGATTTTTGCCAGCTCTGTCCCTGCCATAGGGATAGTGCGTGTCAGGCGCAAAATGTCCTGTTCCATTTCCTTAAACTGCTTGGGCGTATCAAAATCAACGACCTTTTTGACATCTGCCATTGCCGATTCAAATTCGACGGCCAGTTTCACCGGGAATGCCACCCCTGCTACAGCTCCGGCTGCTCCCCAAAATTCGTCTTTGATCGCGCGGCGGCGGTCGTAATGAGCCTGTTTCTGCTGCTGCAAATCAGCAACGAGGCTGCGTTTGCGGTTAATTTTGGCGATAGTCTGACCAAGCTGGTCATATTCTCGTCTAAGTTCGCCAACACGTTTTCGGCTCATCCGTAGAGGATTTTGCAACGTTTCGCCAAGCAGGCTTTGCCGGGCCGCCAGACCTTTGACTGTTTTATCCAAAACGTCCAAAGACGACTTGACTGATTTGATACCGGCAACTGCACCACCGACCGATGCGCCGATGGTAATGCCTAAAGAAAAACCGCTTGCCATATGACTGCCTGCAATTTAGAATTTGTTCAAGAAAAGAAAGGGATGGCCATGTATATCAACAGCAAATATGAAACTGTGTTTGACCGCATCAGCGACCTGGCGGCAAAAGGTCTGTTTGCCGTTTATATGCTGGGCATTGCTTGGGCTGTTATAACTAATACGCCTGCCGACCTTGCCGTCATGTTGCCCGTTCTGCTGCTGGCATGTTTTTTAGGGGCAATAGCTTGGTTGCTTGTCGGATTCATTCCTACATTTATTGTCGGAGTGCTGGTTGGAGGTTTATCGGCTGCAACAATATTTATTAAAGACAAAATCAAAAGCCGAACCGCGAACGGCACGGCTCTGAAATTCTAAATCCCGCCTCTTCGATAACCCGCCTTCATTTGGCGGGTTGCTTCTTTCTGCCAGTCTTCAAATTCATCCAGCGGCAGCGTATAAACCTCATCTACGCTCCAACCGAACCACCATGCCAAATCAGCAGCGGCAGACAGCAACTGCCGCTGCGCTTCAGACTTTGAAAGAGGTGGACTATTTGTCTTGGTCGGATTCCGTGAATCGGCGAAACGTTTCCTGCAACTGTTTCCAGTCCACCAAGTCCAAACAATCCAGGTCTTCGGGAATCATGCCTGTCATGCGGGCAAACAGGGCCAGCTCCTGCTCCGCCTCATTCGTCAGATGCGAGACGGCGCGCAAATCACCCACACACAGACGGCGGACGGTTACCTGCTCCAACATCTGCCCCGTCGCTAGTCTGACCGGATATTTCAGTTTCACAACGGCATTTACACCCAAATCTTCTTGCAACTTCTTGGCTTCATTCATTTTCCATCTCCAAAACGTTTATAAAAATAAAAAAATCACCGTATCGGTAAAGATATGGTGATTGTGTCAAAGGTCGTCTGAAACGGCTTTTAATCCGATTTAAAGATTAAGCGCCAATGTTTTTACGCATTTGGTTCAAAACGTCCTGACCGTCCACGCGGTAGATGTTTTTGAACGCGTTGTAGTACAGCACTTCGCGACCACCGACGACTTGGCGGACTTCTGTTGCCTGGTAGGTTGAGCTGAATTCCGCCTTTTCCTTCGGCTTGTAGCCACCTAAAGCGTTTTTTGAAAACATCGCTGTTACCGTGGTAACAATGGGGACTTCTTCCGCCAAACCTGCTGCATTAAAGGTTTGCAGGTTACCGCGTACCATCAGTTGCACGGCCTTGAATGGGTTGGATGCCTTCTTTGCCACCTCGGGATAAAAGCTGTTCCAAGTAACTTCGCCTTCCAGGGCTTCTACGCCGTTTGGCAGTTTGATGGTACCGACCATACCCAGACCGGTATGATCGTCCTGACCAAATTCAAACTCAGGCAGCTTAAACTCGGAAGCATTACCCAAAAGGCTGTTACCGTCGATATAGATGTTGGCATTGTAGATTGCATTGATTGCAGACATATTTCTTCCTTTTCAGACGACCTTAGTTAGCCGATACCAGATTGACAAGATACTTGCGGGTCATCACGCTGGCATTGGTCAGACGCTCGGCCGGCAGTTTAGGCGTGTAGTCGTAAACAATCGGCACTTGACCCTTACTGAACGCATCTGGAAGATCGTAGTCATAGTCCAAACCAACCGAGAAACCCACGATGGAGGGCAGCGTACCCAAATAAGTACGAACCGTCTCAATCAAACTGTCGATTAACGCATCATCAATCGGTTTGTCGACATATTGCAGCTCAGTACGACGGATAGACTCGTCAATAATGTCGCCGGTACGTTGTGCCACTTCGAAATTTTTAATATGCGATGTAGTCGGGAAGCAGGCAAGGCGGTTACCCCACATACGATAGCCCGTACCATAGCTGTTGAATACAGTCGTAATGCCTTTTTCATTCAGACGGTTGGTTTCAGACTGTGGGTCATCCGCACGGGCGGTCAGACCGATTTCCACACCCGTTACGCCCAAGAGCTCGCGGTTGGAGATGCTGAACCAGTAGCCCTGTTCCACATCGGTTTTCATCCGCAATCCTGCCGCATGGGTGGCAAGGTTTTCAAGACCGAGCAAACCGACGACGTGTGGATAAAAGAGTTGGCAGCGGTCGGACGATGTCTGAAAATTAATCGTACCCAACGGACCACGACCTTCGAGAGCCTTGCTCAAATTTGTACCTTGTGGAGCCGCCACATAAGCGATAGCTTTCAGCTTGCCCGCAATGACTTCCATTGCCGCGCGCACATTGGCATAGCGGTCAAAATCAGGTGCAATAATGATTTTCGCGTCCGCGCCTTGTCGGTTAAAGCCTTCGGTCAACAGCTCCAGCCCCGTGCGCTTGCCGGTGGCGGCTATATAAGCACCAATGATGTCAGCTGCCGTAACCTTGGTCGGGTCGGTGTAGGTGTAGCTGATTTTGGGCGAGGTCGGTTTGGTTTTGTAGGTAATTTCACCCGTCAGCGTGTTGATGGTGTAGTGCGTGTTTTCGGTCAGCGTATTGCCGCCGTCCGTCAGTGTGTAGCCGCTTTGCAGAGCAGGCTTGGCAGTTTTGGCTGTCAAAGTGTCAGAATCAACCGTCAATACTTCGTTGCTGACGGTTGTCTTATGTTTGGCGGGGTCGCAAACATTGACAACATAGGCGACACCGCTGCCGTAGCGCGTCCAAATGTGTGCGGCATCCGGCAGGGTAAAGCCTTGAGCAGTCAGCTCGCCGCCGAATTGGCCAAAGTCTTTTTTAGTTTGACATACCGTCAGCTCATTGACCGCGCCGACCGGCGCAGTGCCGACGATGGCGGTAATTGCGCCGTCAACGGTATAGACGGGATTGGAGCCGCCGTCGATGCGAATGGTCTCCGTGCCGTGATGGTAGGCTGCTGCCATTATGGATACTCCTATTTTTTAGGTTTTAAATCGGGATTGAGGTCTTGGTCGGGTCGGCGGTAGGCGGCGGCATTGAAGAGGGGACGTTTTTCCTCACGGCAGACTTCAACCTGCTGAGTCTCAGTCTGCAAGACAAGCTGATACTGCCATGCGCCCGCATCCTCGGCTAAAAACTCCTCACTAATAAGGTGGCAGGGCTGGCAGTTCGGCGGCGCAAAACCAACCATAGCAAGACGTGTCTCATCTAAAATCGCCAGCGTGCCGTCATCCGCATTAAGGCTGCTGCCAAAAACGGTCAACACCAGCCTGACATCGCGCTGCTGCGCAATACGACCGAGCTGCTCGATTTCGCCAAATTTGCTGCCGCCGTAACCGATCAAGATTGCCCCGACGGGATGGATAAACTGGTATTCGGACGGACGCTCGGGGAAAGCCTCAACGCTGACCCACGGGATAGCAGCCTGCAAATGCTCTACTACCGCATCAATAATCGGACGTGTCGCGCTCATCAGTAGCCTCCCAAATCCATTTTGTCGCGCGCTCGGACGTGATACGCGCCAGGTTCAGGTTGCGACGGCTTATCCAATGTGGCGATGCCGATATGTATTTTGCCGTCGCGGATAGACTCAAGTGTCTTAATAGTCGCGTTGTAGGCGGCTTCCAGCGGTTTCGGAAAGTCGGCGCGGTTGATGCGGCGGCTGTGCAGAAAATGGCGGGCAATGTTGATGCATAAAGGCTGCAACACCGTCGGCGTTTCCGCCAAAGGCAGCACATATCTGCCCCTCAGGTATCCGTCCACCAAATCACAGGCATAACGCACTGCCGACTCAATGACCTGAGCGTCGGGTTCCGTCCCTCGCGCATTGTCGTTGGTCAGTTGCACCAACTCCATTTTGCCCATCGCGGCCGTCAAATCATCCGCACCGATATACATGGCTTACTCCGCCTCTTCGGTTGCTGCCGGTTTTTTACCGCGTTTCGGCTTTTCAACTTCGCCCGCAGTGCCTGCATCATCTGACGGCGTATCTTCGGACGGCGGGGTGTCATTTTGTTGCGCATCCAGTTCTTCGCCGGTTGTCAGTGTCGGGGTAACGTGTGCCGCGACCGATTCGTACTGTTCCGCCGTTAATTCGACCGCTTCACCGGCTTCGACGCGAAATTGGTTGCCTTGGGCATTTTCCAAAATCAACGGAGTGTTTGCGATATAAACTTTAGCCATGATCAGCCTTCCAAAAATACTTGGATGACTTCGCCCGCCGCTGTTGCTGCAGAACGTGCCGTACCGGCAATCTTGGCATTACCTGCCGCTTTGACTGCCGCACCTTGCGCATCGGCTGCCACCTCGTCGCCGACGGCAATCGTGCCGCCTGCCTCGACTAAGGCGATACCCAATACATCGACGGCCAACATTTCGCCCGCATCCGCATCCAAAGTAGCAGTACCCAGCACTTTCACACCGGCGGCTGCCTGTTTGCCCGCGAAATCCACAAAGCGGTTTTTGACCACCTTACCTGATGTTTTGACCGTGGTTACCAAGACCACTTGTTTCGTTTGTGCCATTTTTCTCTCCACAGGTCGTCTGAAGCCTTTCAGACGACCTTTTACTTATCAAGCAACTGCGTTTTCAAACAAGAAACCGCATGCACCGCCGACCACCGCCGCTTTGCGGATGTCGGTATAGCGCGCGTATTCCACCTTGCCGCCAACCTCTTCGTAGCGGTCGACTACCGGCATACCGCGGCGGCGGAAGGTATAACCGAAGCTCGGCTCACCCTCGTCATTGCCGCCGGAAGCCGCATTCGGACGCACAATCAGGCTGGCGAATTTGCCCCAAATATCTTGGGTGGCCTTATTGGCGGCAGGCGTAGATACTGCTTCGCCGACGATGATGTCGTCCAGCTCCAGCAGGTTTTTCAGCTGCTCGACCGTGAGCAGGGACTTGCGTTCATTCGCGCCCAGTGCGCCGATGAGCTTCTCGTGGCGTTTCAGTGCCGACAGAACGCTCGCGCCTACCACCAGCACCGACGGGCGTACACCGCAGCCTGCGCGCACAGTCTCGCGGGCGGATTCGATATCTGCCAACGGATCAGAGTTTTTATCGCTCCATTTTTGGGTGGCGGCCAAGTCTTTGCTGAAACCGGACTGATAAGCCGATTTGTTTTGCAGGAGGGCGGCAGTTTCGATTTCCTGACGCAGCTGCACGCCCTTGACCGCACGGCGTGTTGCTTTGGCACGCTCGTCGTACATGGATTCGGCTTGTTCGCGGTAATCCACACCGGCGGCCAAATCATGCTCTTCCAACACGACCGGCATAAAGCTTGGCGAGTCCAGCGTAATCACATTCGATGCCGCGCCAACTGCACGTTCGGTCTGATACTCGACAAACGAACCCTTGCCGAACACCGGCACACGCACGCCTTCTTTTTCAGTAAACACCACCGGGAAGATTTTCTCGGCAATAAAATCCGCCTGCTTGTAGCCCAGTGCGAGATTGGTCAAAACCGGATCAAGCTGGCCGCGCAGGCCGCGCAAATGAGATGCACTCATGTTTTATCCTTTTTTAGGTCAAATGCGACGACGTCGTCGCAT